CCGCTCACACGGTTGAAATCTTCGGCGTGGTTCCGTTTGCTGATCGCGCCGCAAAGGTGTTCTTCGGAGAATAATCATGGAAGCATTTCTGGATTCCGGGATGTTGTCAGGGCTGCTCTTTCTTATTGGGGCAGTCGTGGCATGTTCGCCGGTTATGCCTTACAATCGTCGGAAGCAAGAGGTTCACGCATCTGACGAATAACAGGAGGCCCGCTCACGCGGGCTTTCGCTCGTCCCCGGTTTGGGGCGCATTTAGTACTTAGGGGTAGGAGAATGGGAACGCAAGCTAAGAAAGCAGGATGCAAGGACTTTGATCAATCATGCCAGGAGGTTGACAATCAGCCATCGGCACTGAGTGAGTGGGTCGCATACCGGCGAGCGCATCCAATCGTTATTCGAATTCCAGAACGTTCATTACGCATTTCGGCCCTGGTGGTGGCAGCAGTCCTGGGCACAGTGATGTCGCTGGATATCCAGGGTGCGATTCAGGTGTCGGAGCCGAGTTGGACGCTGCTAAACGCGGCATTTGCGACGGCGCTTTACATCCCCCTACAACGAGCAACGGCGGCGACAGCAGTGAAATGAGTTGGAAGCGGCACTTTTGGGATTGGACTATGCTGGCGATTCTGGCCTGTCTGATGGTTCGCATTGCCCAAGACGTGCTTGGTTTTACGATGACAGAATTCTTTCTTGCGGTAGGGGGCCTGCTTATGGCCTTCTACGCATGGCGGCGCAATTGATTGCGGAACCGCTGAAATATATTTGACAAAGTACAGACATGACCTACCATTGACGTATCGAACACACTTTCACGGAGGAATACCATGCAAGCAAATGAATTCACGGCGGCAAAGACCAATGCCGACTATTTGGCCTCGCCTGCTTTTAGGCAAGAAGTTATCGCGGAATTGCTGGTACGGGGTTCTACGATGGAAGAAGCTTACAACCTCACCCGTACCCAATTCTTGATACACAGCGAAGCCCGTAAGTGGGGGCTGCTGTAAGGGGCGGTTATGAACACCTCGAAACTCTTGGCGGCGCTGCTATTTGCGGCGCTTCCGTACGTAGCACAGGCCCAAAATCAACCAACCTATGATGTGTGTGCCAACCCGCAGGCCATTCGATTGATTATCTCTAAATTGAACTGGGTAGGCCTTGCAGGAAATCCACAGACCCCCCCTGGGGTGATAAATAATCCAGATGATACCGGTGTCCTAGTGTGCAAGGTGTATGCCGGGGGGCTAAGTGACCACGGAGTGGTGACTCTGACATGGCAGCGGGGCCAATCCCCGAGCACAGCCGTAGCGCGATTTGTTTCGGATGAACCGCCTAAATGTGATTGGGGCGGTGCCAAGATGCATAACGCAACCCTGGCAGAGTTCGAAACTGTGTACCACTGCCAGCGCAAATATTATTGGAAGTGATGCCATGCTCGCGCTAATCGCTTTTCTGCTTCTGCTAATTGTGCTAATGATGATATTCAAGCATCCAGGGGCGCGCACAGCGTTTGGCGTGTTGGTGCTGGGGACCATTATCATGACTGAATGCGGGCACCATGACGTATCAACAGTCAATTGGCAGTGCAACGTAGAAAACAACAATTGTGGTAGAGGCTGGAAATAATGCGAATGACAAAGGTGTACCCCCGCGTGCTGGTATTCGGCGGGCGAGATTTTAATGAAGGCCAGTACGTGTACTCGCGTATGGACATGCTGATATCGGTATTCAGACAGCAGTTTATGGTGGTAGAGGGTGGCGCTCGTGGGGCGGATACCCTGGCTGGGAACTGGGCTAAAGAAAATGGTTATCCACACGCGAAGGTAGACGCAAATTGGGATTTCTATAAGAATGCGGCAGGGCCGATTAGAAATACTTGGATGAAGAATTTTCTTCAACCTCATTTTGGGGTAGAATTTCCGGGTGGAAAGGGCACAGCAGACATGCGAAAGCTGCTAGATGCCGCTGGAATCCCCGTCTGGAGGCCTTTGGCAGAAGACCGGCCCCCAGAATCTTTCTCGTTGGAGAAGATGAAAAATGAAGTCATCCGTTGAGCGCCTCAAGGAGATGTTCCGTGTAGTCGAGGCCGAGAAGAAATTCCTACACTGGTACAACCTAGAATTCCAGCGCGATGACGAGGGCAACCCAATGTCGTTCGGCATGAAGTGCTATGTGCATCCGCTAATCCTCAAGACCGTTGGCGCGGTGCCACACAATACTATGGCCGATGGCAGTTTGCGGGCGATGGTAGAAGATCATTTCAATCGTATGAACACCCAGATCGAGACAGTTTTTAACTGCAAAGACGGTCAATACTGGCTCAAGCCAGAATATCAAGTAACAATTAAGCCGTAGGGTTTCCGCAATTGATTGCAAGGAGCGGTCATGAACAAAGACATCAAAAGGGGCTTTGCCATCATCCTGGCTATGCTGGTGATTGGAGGGGCCGCAGGGTACTTTAGCGGGCACCATGTCGGTTATGGGACCGGACACCTAGACGGCATGAACGAGGCCATCAGCGAGGTCCAGGCGAGTTGCGAGAACCCCGAGGCACGCACGCAGTTGAACGATAGGGTGTATTTGTGCTTCACCGAGAAGGATTTTCTGACTACCGTGCGACGGCTGATCAAAGAAGCTCTGGGTCTCCAGCACCCAGGCGGCCACAGCAGCGACGGCACTATCTGATTTTTTAACGAAGGAGTAACAAATGACAGTCCATGTAACTAGTAGCTACCCTCAAAATTTGGTTTTTGATGGAGTGAACTATTCCGTTACGGTAGATTTTTCTCAGCAAATTGCCGCTGATGTGACAATCAAAAATAAAAAACCCGTGGCTTGCGACCCAACTTTTTGGGATGACGCCTTCCCTGGTGGAGGGGTAACGGGGGCGGTCGTGCTGATCGCAGATGCTTTAGTAACATTTTCGTACCCACCGGCATCTTTGCCCCCAGCCGGATATGGGGTGCCAACATCCGTCAATCTGCATTTCATGCCTTGAGCTTCCCCAGCAGCACCTAAAAGTAGTAAGCTCCTGGGAGGGAACATCCTCTCCAGGGGCAAGCCATGGCTGACCAGACAGTACTCAACCCCGGCACCGGGGGAGACACGATTCGTACGATTGACCGGACTAGCGACAGCACGCCGATTACGGCCAAAACCCAAGTAATGCAAATTGATGTTGGTGGTGAATCCAACGAGAATCTGCTTATTGGGGTAGCCAAGAACACCCAACCATCCCCCGAACTTTATGTACCGGTCCTTGATTCGAAGGACTCGGGCCGCACGTACGTGACGTTTTACATTGATGCAATCGCAGGTGTTACTACCGAGGCCCTGGCGACCTTTACAGCTAATGTAGGAGGTACGACTTCCTCGGGTACGACCTATACAGTACCGACCGGTAAGACTCTGCGTATTCAGTCTATGACGGCCACTGTAGAAGACAACACCACCACAACGACTAGCGTTTCTTACGGTCGATTCCGTTTGCGTTGCTCTACTGGCACGGTCGCATCCACTAGCCCGATTTTGGTAAATTTGGCTATTCCCGCACTGCCTGGGTCGCAGGGTTTAGGGTTTGGGCAATCAGAAACGATGGCTATCCCTGACGGGTTAGAAATCCCAGCCGGGTCGCAATTGGGCATTTCACAGACTGCTTCGGTTACGACCTCTCTTATCTCCGTGAACGTTGTAGCTTTTTACTACTAATATGAAAATTGTTCTGGCAGTGCCTTCTGGCACGATGGTCCACGCGTCTTTTGCCATGTGTTTTGGTGCTATGTGCAAATCCACTCCCAAAGAACATGGCTTAGCTTTCTTGAATGTTAAATCCAGTAACATTGCGTTAAGCAGAAATCGGGCAGTAGCCCAGGCTCAAGAAGATGGGGCAGACTACATGTTATTTCTGGACAGCGATATGTCGTTTCCCCCAGATGCCTTGACTCGCTTAATGAGGGCTATGCAGGAGAAGGAGGCCGCTATCGTTGGATGTACATATGTCATGCGACAACCCCCTTTTCGGAATCTGGCTTATGGGCTACCGAATGAGGCGGGGGAACAAACGGTTAAGGGGGTAGTGGAGGTGGCACGACTCCCAACTGGTTTGATGCTGATTGACTTAAAGATATTTTTGAAATTGAAACAACCGTATTTCCGCTTCCCGTTTCAGGAAGAAGATTTAGAGAAGGGGGTAGAGCCATCATTGGGCGGTGAAGATTATTATTTTTGTGATTCAGTCGTGGCGGCTGGTGGTCATATTTGGATGGACACGGATTTATCCTACGAAATTACCCATTGGGGAGAAATGGGTGTGCAGTGGGCCAATAACGAAAAAGGTTATGTAACGATTGTGAACTCGTAGTCCTATGTAAGGGGCCTAGGTCGTGCTGCTGATTCAGCTAAATCTGCAATCGAGTGCTACGGTTGTAACGCTGACAACCGGCACGACTTGGACGGTTCCGGTAGGCGTAACCACGCTTACTTCTGTTGAAGTCTGGGGCGATGGCGGCGCTGGTGGTGGTGGCGCGACTGCTGCTGGTGGCGGCGGCGGGGGTGGTGGTTACGCAAAGATCACTACTGTTTCGGTTACCCCAGGCGATGTAATTACCATCGCAATCGGACAGGGTGGTACATACGACCCAGCCTATGGCCCAGGCAATCCCGGTACAGGTACTAGCTTCGGCGCGACGCCTATTGTTGCTGCAACGGGCGGTGGCGGTGGAGATAACGCGGGTGGTGCGGGGGGCACGGGTGGTACTGGCACTGTCGGTGGGGACTTCGCCACGGGCGGCACAGGCGGCACGGGTTCAAATATCTATACCGGTGGCGGTGGTGGCGGATCTGCTGGCCCTGATGGAAACGGGGATACAGGCACCGATGGTACGGGTGGCTTTGGCGGGAACGGCGGGAATGGGGGCGCTGGCGACAATGGCTTAGGTGGTGCTGGTGGAGTTGGCGCGGCTGGCGCAGGCGCTGGAGGCACGAACAATGCTAACGGCGGTGGCGGCGGTGCTGGTGGCGGCGAAGGCGCTCTTGGGGGCACGGCTGGTACTCCTGGTGCCGGTGGTGGCGGGGGTGGTAGCGGACCTAACAACTTCGGTGCCGACGGTGCTGTTGGTCAGATCCGTATTACCTATTCGACGGCTCCCCCGGCAGATTTGCTTGCCGCAGCATGTACGGAAACCAGTAGCGCGACGGCAGCGCTCGACAATAGCTCCCACGCAGCAGCTACGGAAACCAGTACGGCCACAGCCGCGCTATCGAATACGATGGCCGCAGCGGGCACAGACACGAGCACAGCCAGTGCAGCCCTTGCCACGAGCATTAGCCTCAAGGCAGCGGGAGTAGACACCAGTACCAGTACGTCGGCACTAACCACTAGCGACACCCTTGCAGTGGCTGCGACTGAGACCAGTACGGCCAGTGCTGCACTTACGACAAACATCAAACTAGCAGCAGCTACGTCAGAGACGAGCACAGCAGCGGCACCGCTGACTACCTCGATCACTCTGGCTGGTGCAGGCACGACGGGTTCTAGTGCCACAGCTAGTTTAAGTACTGGCATTAACCTGTTGGCCGCTGCAAGTGAAACGAGTACCGCAACGGCTGAGTTGGCGAACACTATGGGTGCGGCTGCGAATGAAAGTTCGTATGCCACGGCCAGCCTTAGCACGTCTATTACCCTAAAAGCTGTAGCGACCGAGACCAGTACGGCTACGGCTGGATTGGCTAACACGCTTGCAGCCAGCCCCTCAGAGACGTCCACAGCTAGTTCGGCACTGACCACCAGCATTAAGCTGGCAGCGGCAGGGCAGGACACCTCGACGGCCAGCGCGGCATTGGCTAACACCTTTGGTGCGACTCTTACAGAAACCAGCAGTGCCACAGCGGCCCTGACTACCGGGATCTTGCTTGCAGCAACTGCCAGCGAAACCAGTACGGCCACAGCGGCGCTTACTGCTGGTGGATTTCAGGCAGCTACTTCGGAAACGAGTACCGCAACGGCGGCGCTAAGTACCAGCATCACGTTGGCCGCAAGTGCGACCGAGAATAGTGCGGCCTCAGCGAACTTGATGGCAGGTGGATTTCAGACGCAGGCCGTTGAAACATCCACAGCGACAGCAGCCCTTGCTAATACGATGGCCGCTGCTTCTCAAGAGACTTCGACGGCAACAGCCGGGTTGTCGAGCGCCAGTTCTGCTAGTGATTCAACCAGTTCAACGGCTACCGCCAACCTTACTACCTCGATTTTGTTGGCGGCGACTGCCGTAGAAACGAGCACAGCCAGTGCCAATCTTGCGGCTGGTGGCTTCGAAGCGGTGGGGGTGGAGACTTCGACGGCCAGCGCAGCCCTGGCTACTTCTGTGCAATTGATTGCGGAGGGCCTGACTGGATCTAGTGCAACTGCAAACTTGATTGCTGGGGGATTCCAAGCTAAAGCCACGACCGGAAGTACTGGTACAGCAGCCCTGTCAACTGGTATTCTGTTGCAGGCACAGACGGGTAGTGAGTCCGGCGCGCTGGCTGATCTAACAGAACCCAATCCAATTTTCGGAGCAGGTTCCAGTGCTTCAACTGCCAGTGCAAGTTTGCAGACCCGCTTGCTATTGGCGGCGGTGGCGAATGACGGATCGACGGCTTCAGCCTCCTTGTCGGAAATACCAGGGGCGCTGTATGCATCGTGTGTGACTGGCTCGACGGCGCGGGCGATTGTAGGGCAGGAAATTATTCCGAATGTGCCTCAGTCGGTTGTTTTCCAGAATCGCTATGCTGTGGTTTATCGGAGATTCAGATGACTAGCAAGATGTTGCGGGCGCGCAAGGTAATTGTAGTTCACGGTCGTACCGGGCAAACCCTACGTGCGGCAGTTCGTCAAGCTATTGCTATGGGCAACCCCCCAGCGCCCGAAATTACCCAGCCCGTAGCATCCCTGCCGGTATTGACGCCGGAGCAGGTGCTGGCCCAGGAGCAGAACACAAAAGCGGCTGTGGAGCAGGTGCTGGCTGGAATGGGCGCTCAGGTCCAATCCCCCGATAAGCACAAGGTGGCAGTCGCTGTCACCATACTAAAGAAGTAGGTGGACTATGACACTGCAAATTCAGGATCGGGTTAAGGAAACCACCACAACTACTGGTACGGGCGCGCTGTCGCTGGCCGGAGCCGTTACCGGGTTCCAGGCATTTTCAGCCGTGTGTGCTAATGGTGATACGTGTTATTACGCGCTTCAGCAAATTAATAGTGCGGGGGTGCCAACAGGATCGTGGGAGTGTGGAGTCGGTACGTACACGACATCTGGCAACACATTAACCCGTACGACAGTAACCGCTTCTAGTAATAGTGGGTCGGTCGTTTCGCTGGCAGCGGGTACAACGCAGGTGTGGATCGATATCACGGCAAGTGCATTCAATTTGGATAAAGTGCAAGTAGGCACACTAGCAGTGTATGCCGGGGCGACGATCCCTACTGGATACTTAGCTGTGCCAACAGCGGCAACTACAGTAAGCCGCACGACTTACGCTGCGTTGTTTGCCGTGTTAGGTACAACGTGGGGCGCAGGAGACGGATCGACTACCTTTGGGATTCCCTGGATTGCACCTGGAGGTGCTCCAGTAGCAACTGGTGCTGGGGGATTTACTTTAGGATTTGCCGGATACTCTGGGTTACAGCTTACCCATGATCACACATACCAGGATTTGGTATTTAGCACTGTTGGGGCTGTTTCTGGTGCAGATGTTGGAGTCATGTCTTTTGTAGAATTTACAGGCGGCCCTACAGGCAGTACTGGTGGCTCTGCGAATTACGCGTCAGGGTCGGTATTCAATATGTGTATTAAGTATTAGGACACCGATTAATGAAAACCGTGTATTTATATGATGCGACGACTGGCGCTTACCTTAGCACATATGAAGCCCAGGAAAGTCCACTTGAACCAGGGGTGTTTATAGAACCCACATATTCAACGGACGGCGCACCGCCCGCGACTGGCGCTAATCAAGTGGCGATTTATTCGAATGGTGGGTGGGCAATCACCGAAGACTATCGGGGCAAGACGATCTATAACCAGACTACGGGTGCTTCCCAGGTGCTGGAAGTGATTGGCCCTATTCCGGCTGGATTCGCTCTGACTGTGCCGCCTCCGACTTTGGCGCAGGCTCAAGCGGCTCAAGTAGTTACGCTCACTCAAGCATACAGATTGGCGATTCAACAAGCAGTAAGTTATACCAGTAAAGGTGGGGTAACTGAGATTTACCAAGCCACGACACAAAGTGTGTCGAATTTGACCCAAATGTTGCTCGCGTTCAGCGCGACTCAAACGGTGCCGGTGGGTTTTTATTGGGTAGCTGCTGACAACACTCAAGTGCCTTTCACCTATGCCGATATGCAGGCGCTGGCAGCGGTATTCGGCACCCAGGGGGCAGCGGCTTTCCAGGTGTTGCAAACGCTGAAGGCACAAGTTAATGCCGCCAACCAAACAGTAGCTGGAGTACAAGCGGTCGTTTGGCCTTCTACCAGCCCCTAACCCAATGTAGTTGGTGAGCCATGGCCCTAGGTTTTGGTCCAATTTCCGAACAAGCAGTCTCTGAGAATCAAACACCAGAGACGATTCTGCTCGCGTCGGGCACGACAACCAGTACAGCCACGGGGGCACTTGCCACCAGCATTACCGCCAAGGGGACTGGTTCTAGCACGTCTACGGCCCAAGCGGCGCTAGTTACGGGTATCAAGCTTGCGGTCCAGGTCGTAGAAAGTGCGCAATCAATTGCGGTACTCGCTACCAGCATCACCATAGCCGGGTCGAACACGGGGTCGTCATCGGCACAAGCAGCGTTGTCGAATGCCCTGGTAGTGCAGGCGACTGAAACGGCGGCGGCTTTCGCATCCCTGACTACCGCGCTTTTGTTGGCGGCTGAAAGCGCAAGTACCAGTACTATCAGCGCCACGCTCAACACGCCCAATGATGTATTTGCGGCGGCGGCCACGACTACTAGTGTCGCTAGGGCAGCGTTGACGACCAATGTGAAATTGGCCTCGTTTGCCGAAAACATTAGCGGTACTAATGCGATGCTTACGACCGCGATTCATTTAGCGGCCAAGGGGCAGATTTTTTCAACGGGGACAGTCAACACCAGTTGGATTTTCGTAACGGCGGCGGAGAAATCCACGGCTGTAGCGAACCTGATCACCGGTATTCTTGACGCCGCCCACGCGAACGAGACCAGTACAGCCTCCGCAGGATTGGCGAATACTTTCCTTGTTCACGCGAACGAGATAAGCACGGCTGTTGCTGCGTTGTCTAATGCAATGGCAGCGGCGGGTGGAGATTCTAGTACCGCCGAAGCTAGACTGGTTACGGCTATCGACTTAGTAGGGGACGGTGTAAGTACCGTCACAGGTAGCTCCCACCTCACGACGGGCTTGCACCTCCTAACAGAGGGGCAGGAGTTAAGTGCAGGTGCAGCGGCGTTGCAGACCGGTATTGAGGTGGTGGCTTCCAATCGAAGCGCATCTGTAGCGACGGCACAACTACACACGTCGCTAACACTAGCGGCGATTGGCCGGGGAGGAAGCAGCACTGAAGACCAGATGCAAACCAGTATCACTGTGCAGGCCCTGCTTTCGGCCTTGTCCTCGGCAGAAGCCGCGCTAACACGCCAGCCATTGTTGGCGGCTCAAGCAGGGGTATCGGCTGAGACCCTGGCGGCTCTGCGCGCTTCGATCACCTTCACCGCCCAGGCCCTGAATAGCAGCAATGCGAGTGCTGATGTACAGCAGATTTTCTTTTACGGACTGGTGACGAGCGTGGCGCGGGCTACGTTTGGTATTGCGGTGACGCCCTACGAAAGTTTTCCGATTTATTCACAGAAAGAAACTTTTGGAGTAGTCTGTACACCAAGAGTAATACCCGTTACAGCAGACCCTGACGAAGTGCTTAACGTTACCCCATAGTGGAGCTAGACCATGACCGCTGCAACGAACTACACCACGAACAAGTTTTTGGTAGATAACATCCTTCGTGGTCAAAGCAATACCCCGCCAACCTCGCTGTACTTCGGGTTGTTTGTGGCTGACCAAGGTTACTGGGTGGCGAGCCATGCCTATACCAGTGGGCAGTTTGTGCTCCCGGCTACCCCGAACGGCCACATTTACAAGTGCACGACCAGCGGCACGTCGGGTACGAACGCCGCAATTTTCAACACTGTGACCACGCCGGGTCAGACGGTTACGGATGGCACCGCCGTGTGGACGGAAGAAACGCTAGTGTTGGTGGCAGGGACGTATTCCACCTACCCGCCAGAATGCACGTACACCAGCTATGCCCGCGAGTTGGTTACGTCCTCGCTGGCCGACTGGTCCGGTACTCAGTCGCAAGGCTCCACCACGGCTTCGACGGGTAGCAGCACGACGCTTAACAGCGTGGCGCTAAACACCTTCAATAACAACGCTGTGGCTTTCCCAGCACCGACCGGTAATCAGACGGGTGTTGTGGCTGGTATGTTTATCATCGATAATGCGACGGCAGGCACCAGCGGGAACATCCTGTTCTGGTCGATGCTGACCAACCCGAAGACGATCAACAACGGCGATGCGGCTCCGAACTTCCCGCAGTTTGCATTTGAACTTAGCTGGAGCTAGGCATGGCGTACTGCCCTCCGGCAGTGCCGCTCAAGATCCCTCTGATTGAGAAGGTTCCGAGTGCGGTACTGAATTATGGGTTCGACCTCTCGCCTTCGGCCACCAATCCAGACAATCCCTGGGCAGCACCAGGGGTGACTTTGGTTCCTTGGCTGGCCCCGGGCGAAGAGGTTATTACGCTATTCATGACCCTCGGTGTTGGATCAGTAAGTGGCACGAACGATTTGATGCTGGTAGACCAGCAGATCACCGCAAACGCCACGGGCATACCACAAAGTTTGCTAACGGCCTGGATCAGTGGCGGGATTGCCGGTAATACATATTTAGTGACGTTTAGCTGGTTGACGAACAGCACCCCCGTTGGACGCCAAGATAGTCGGTCGATGAACATCCTTTGCGTGGCTACGTTGTAGCGGAGAAGAACATGACATTCGAAAGCATCAAGAAAGAACTATCGGTGGCGATCCTGCTGGTGATGCTCCTGGCAATGGACTATCTCAAGATTGTTGACCCGGAACTCAAGTACCTGATCATGGGTTTGGCGGGCACGATTACCGGTTTTGGTGGCTTCCAGGCCTCTCCGCTTAACCCGGCCAACAAAACAGCATCCGGGGGACCAGCCGCCCCTCAATGATGTAGCCGCCGAGCCGGTGATTGAGCCGGTGGCCGCATTGACACAGGAATTACAACAAGAAGCATTAGAATTGCCAATCCTTATCGAAGTCCCCCCACATACACAGACGGAGTTGAAAATGTCTATCCCGGATATCGCAGTATCAGACGTGACCGACGTGCTGAATGGCCTAGCGTCGTTGTTTGAAAAACCTGCATTTCAGGCCGCGTTGCCTGTAGTGATCACCCTCGTTGCTGATCTGGCAGAAGGTGGTGCAGCCGCATCGAATCCCTTGCTGTCGGCCCAGTTTTTGGCGACCCTGGTGAGTCAAATGCCGGTGATCGAACCCGCAGTATTGCAGGCAGGTGTCACGTTGTTCGGCGCAATCAATGCTGCGATCAAACCGAAAGCAGCGGAACCTGCACCCGCACCTGTCGTTGAACCTGTCCCGGAGCCGGTTGCAGAACCTGCACCCGTAGCCCAGCCAGCCGCCTAAGTTTTAACTACCCTCAAGGGGTTTATCATGAAACGTCTTATTCTTGTTTTGGCAAGTGCTCTGATGCTGGGAGCCTGTTCGGTGGCCCCAGTTAGTTCGACTGGCGCTGCTACGGCCACGGCTGCAAGCGGAACCACTGTTAGTACGGCTGCATCACAAGCCGTTGCAGTGATGGACAACGTACGAACCCAGGCACTCAAAGCCTGTGCAGTCGTGCCGCCCATGATTACGTCGATGATCACTATCGAGACCTCGCAACCCGCGAGTTCCGCCTCGACTTCGGCAGTTGCTCAGTTGAATAAGCTGAGCACGGATGTTACCGGCGCTTGTAATTTGATTGCCAAAATCCCGGCTCCTGGTGCTGCACCGGCCTTTACGTTGTCGGATGTCTCGACGTTCGTGAATACCAATGTGCCAACCCTGCTCACGATCATCGGCAATAGCTCGATGAACCAAACGCAGAAAACGGCGGCGCAATTGACCATTGTAGGCGTGCAAACCGGCCTAGCACTGGCTGTCGCGCAGGCGCAGTAAGATCATGACCAAGCAAATACGCGTAGCGCTCAGCGGTAGTGGTTATCGACTGGGCGCGCACCTTGGCGCTTTGCAAGCAATCCAAGATGCCGGGTTTGAGGTGAAGGAGCTTGCCGCAACTTCGGGCGGCTCCATAGTGGCGGCCCTGCTTGCCAGCGGCATGACTCTGGCTGATCTGCGACAGATGTGCCTGACATTGGACTGGTCGAAATACATGTCCTTTACGTGGGCACCGCTTACGTTGTTGACCAGTCAGGCGTTATGCAGCGGCGATTCGCTGTTGGCCTTCCTTACCCAGCTTACCAAGGGCGCGACTTTTAAAGACTCCGCGATTGACGTAAAGATCATCGCCAGTGATCTGTTGACCGAGCAGGAGTTTTGTTTCAGCAAGGCCACGACACCTGATTGCCCTTTGGCCGTGGCCGCACGCGCCAGTGCAAGTATTCCGATTGTGTTCGCACCGGTAGCCTATGGTGATGGTTTGTATGTAGACGGTGGCTGTACCGATAACATCCCGGCCAGCGAGTTGGTGGTGGACACCCTACCCCGAGTAGGGATCTACTTGGAGTCGGATGATGCGGTGCTCAAACCCGGTACGTATAGCTTGAGCACGCTTGCACCACGTATTATCGACTTGTTGCTGGCATCGAATGAACTGGCACATGTGGGTCTGGATACTAAGAACGGCGCGAATATCATTCATGTACCCACCGGATTTGCTAGTTCATTTGATCGCAATATGGCAGTGGCTACGCGCCAAAAGCTGTATGACGTTGGGTACGATACGACGAAGGCCGCGCTATGAGCGGGAATGACCAGGGCAACCCCCTTAATTTCATCTATGTGTGGGATGCAACCAGTCTGTTGACGAATGGCATTCCCACACCGGACGCCCAGGGTAGATTCCCGAATAAGCAAAATTTGCCGAATGCAGCTATGCCGATTTGGGAAGTTACTGCCCCTGCTTCAGATAACCCTCCGTGGCCTAACAACCAAGGAGCCATTGCAAACGCGACGGGGGCAGCGACAGGCCGTGGGGCGATCCCGGTCAAGTTCACTGCCCAACCTACTCCTGATTCGCAAGGCCGTTTTCCGAATGACCCGACGAATGTGAATAGTGCTATCCCAGTGTACCTAGTAGCAACTGTGCCGGGTGCAACACCCCCCTATCCTAATTCACAAGAAGCAGATGGGGGAGCAACACCTGTTTATGTAGTTAGCTGATTTACATGGAAGGCAACCATGTTTGCCACGTCTGTGTTTTGCCGCCTTCGGGCGGCTCTTTTTCTAGTGCTGGCACTCAGTGGCTGTGTGCTCGCACCTACTGCTGATCCAAAAACGCATGACCTAGTGTGCTGCATAGCCTACTCCACTTTTTTTGGTTATGACTTCAGCCAGTCGTATGAAAAGCAGGGAAGTCGCTGGGAAATCCACGGAACTGTGAGTTGGAAATACCTTAATGGTCCGTAGGTCTTCCGCAATTGATTGCGGGGCGAGCGTGATTAATCCGCGCAGACCAGATACAATGCGGGAGATACTAGCCGAGGTACACAATGGCAGGCGGTCAATCCCAAGAATTCGCAACGATTTCGGTGACGGGGAGTGCAATTGGCACGCCCCTAGACTCGTTGTTGATGGCAGCAGAGATTCAACCCGGATCTACCCCCTCGTACGAGTTGTGCAAAACCATCTACACGTACCACCCGTTGGGTGCGAAGATGGTCGAGTTGCCTATTCGACTGGCGCAAAGCCAGGAACGCAAGATCACTATTGCGCTAGGACCTGAGGAACGTATCAAAGAAGCCTTTGAACGTGAGTGGAAGGCTCTTTCTGCTGACAAGCATATTTTCAATGTGATGCGAATTAGCCGTATTTACGGCATTAGTGCAGTGGCACTGGGCGCGGTGGGCATCACTACGGATAAAGCTGTAAATTACAGTGAATTATATAAGAAACAGATTTATTTCAATGTGCTGGACCCGCTAAATACGGCTGGATCACTGGTATTGAATCAGAATCCTAACGCCCCGGATTTCCAGAAGCACAACAATATTGCCGTCAGTGGGCAGGCGTATCACCGCAGTCGCTCGTGCGTGATGTTGAACGAAGAACCGATTTACATCGAGTACACCAGTTCTGCTTTTGGTTTCGTTGGCCGCTCTGTGTACCAACGTGCGTTGTTCCCAATGAAGTCGTTTGTGCAATCTATGATCACCGACGATCTGGTGACTAAGAAGGCAGGCGTTCTGGTGGCAATGATCAAGCAGCTTGGCTCGGTCAGTGACAAGGTGATGCAGGGGTTGATGGGCATCAAGCGGGCTTTCCTGAAGGGAGCACAAACCGGTAATGTGATCAGCATCGGCCATGAGGATAAGGTCGAGTCGTTGAATATGCAAAACACCGATACGGCAATGACCACGGCCCGTAAGAACATTTTGGACAATATCGCCAGCAGCGCGAGTATGCCTGCCACGTTGATCAACAATGAAACCTTTGCCAGTGGTTTTGCGGACGGTAGTGAAGATGCGAAGGCGGTTGCGCAATACATCGAAAGCATTCGCACATCAATGGCCCCGTTATACGAATTCTTCGACAAGATTGTGATGTACCGGGCCTGGAACCCTGATTTCTATAAGGCGATTCAAACTGAATTCCCTGAATACGAGGGTATCGATTACCTCAGCGCGTTCTATCAATGGTCGAATAGCTTTAAGGCCGAATGGCCGTCACTGCTGATCGAACCGGAATCAGACCTGATCGAGATTGATGAGGCTAAGGTCAAGTCCGTCATGTCCGTGGGGCAATTGCTGTTGCCCATGGCTGACCCAGATAACAAGGCGCGTATTTTCCAGTGGATGCAAGATAACCTAAATGCCAATGAGACGCTCTTTAGCACGGCGCTTGACCTTGATTTTGAGGCCATGGCGAACTATGAACCACCGGCCCCCCCGGGTGGCGAAGGTGGTGGTCAGGGTGGCGCGCAAGGTGGACAGGCACAGAAAGGCCCGATTGAGCAGCTAACCCGGTCGGATGGGGATACCCCTTTGCAAATCCCGGCCCCAGCCTGGGAAACCCTGGGTAATGGTGCAACACAGCCAGCCCCCATGCTGAAGGTACATGGCACGGTATCCAGTCCCCAAGCCAGCCCGGTGCGGCCCGGTGTCAAGATGGCGTTTAAATAATGTCTACGTTTTATGAAGTGCTTACCGAGGCGGTGGCGGACATCGTTGAACACGGCTTCGACTCGCAAAAGCGCATTGATGACTGGTTGGTAAAGATCCGACAGGCAGCTATCGGTTCGCTGATTCCACAGCACAAGTTGGAATTGATGGTGCGCAAGAATTTTGTAGACATCTACCAGCGCATGGTCGTGAAGGGCGGGATCCTAAAGCACCATAAAGGATTGAGTCAGTTCACCCTCGATAGGGTGAAGCCAAAGCTCCGCAATGAGCTTGACCGGCACATTATGGCTAATGCCAAGCTGATCACGCTGAATCGAGAAGCTGCGGTTGAAACCACACTTCGACGCTTTGCCGGGTGGTCTACCAGTATTCCGTCTGGTGGCACGAAGGCAGCAGATAAGCTGGCAACGAAGACTGCTGTACGGAAGTCCCTGGCGCAATTGCCATTTCAGGAGCGCAGGGTTGCGATTGACCAGGGGCACAAGTTTATTTCGTCACTGAATCAAGTGCTGGCAGTAGAGCACGGGGCGTTGGCAGGGATTTGGCACAGCCATTGGCGGCGTAAAGGGTATAACTACCGGCCCGACCACAAGGAACGCGACCTAAGGGTTTATGCAGTGCGCGGTAACTGGGCGTTCGAGAAAGGGTTGATGAAGGTCGGCCCTGATGGATACACTGATCAGATTACCCAGCCTGCTGAAGAAGTGTACTGCGAGTGTTTTTACCAGTACGTGTATAACATCCAGGATTTGCCAGAATACATGCTCACGGTTAAAGCCAAGCGCGCAATCATGAAGGTGGAAACGGTATGACCATCCGAGAAGAAATGCAGAAGTGGCTGGACAGCCAGAAGCTTAAAGCCGAGCGCGATGCTTGGATGCGATCTAACACCCGGACTGATTCGGATTCAGAGGGGCGGTGGGTAACCATCAATAACACCCATGTATTGATTGGCAAGGACGGTCGAATTAAGAGTGGGGCTGAAGGGAAGTTCAACGGTCAAACCGAAGCGCAAATGAGTAAAGGTGAAGAAGCCAAGGGCGGGGGTAAGGACGCCCCGACCGAACCCGTAACAGTTCAAAAGGCTGGTCCCGATACGGGGAATAAAAAGATTCCGGCACCTCCTGGCAAGGAGGAAGGCAAGTCAGGGGCGCAAGAAGAACCCCCGATTGCTGATGATCTGGGCGATCTGAATAAACAGTTGACGGAAGCTCAATCTGATTTGGCGGTAAAAAGAAAGGAATTGCAAAAAGCCGGAGAGGGTGGAAAAGCAAAAACCACCGCCCAGGTGAGTGCCGTAGTTGAAGGCAACAAGGCGGTTGCGGCTGCTCTGGCGAAAGTAGATAGGATCAAGACACGACTGAAAACTGCTGCCCAGGTGTCGGAAGCCATGCCGACTGCCAATCCCCAAAACGAGATCAACAAACAGAAGCAGGAAGCGCAGGAAAGTGGGAAGCAGGAACAAGATTTCCAGACTCAGCAGGAAAAGGACAAGCGCGAACACGAGTTGAAAAAAGAGGAAATGAAGTCCGCTGCTGGCAAGGAGTCTGCTCCAGGCCCGACCACGACCACCGAAAAGACGACGGAGAAAGTGGCCGCGAATGGGGGGAAGACCGTTACCAAGGAAGCGAAGACTGAAACCGCTCCTGCCCCGGCTGAGAAGAAATCAGCGGAGAAACCTGCTGAAAAACCGGCGGAAAAGAAGGAAGAACCGGCTGCGGAAGATAAGGACCGACCAAAACGGTGGGACGGTACTCCGAATCCCCCCGGGGCATTGGAGACGGACCCGCCAGAAGAACGTGAAGCCTATTTAAAGAAGGAATTGGCTGAGACCGACGCGGAGTACAAGAAGTTGAAAGCGGCCTCGCCAGTCGATTGGAAAGCCATACACAAAACTAGTGATTACGAGCAAAGTTTAAAGGTGTCGTTAAAACGGCATCAGGACAAACAAGCGGAAGATGCGGCTGTGGCTAAAGACCCGTCAACCATTACTGCGGCAGAGAAATCGGCTGTCAAGGTGTATTCGTCTGCCAGCTATGAGTCCATAAACAAGCAATTGCGCTCTGGGAAAGAAGAAGCTGGGGGGATGTATAACCACGAGATAGGCGTACTCGATGCTGCGTTGAATAAAAAGACGCTACCCACTGGCACGAAGTTGAAGCGCTATATTGACGCGGCTGGGATTAAGCAGCTATTCGGCGGCGAACCCAAGGTAGGCTCGGTGGGTACGGACAAGGCATTCATGTCCACTTCAGATTCTAAGACCTGGGAAAAGAATGAGCACCAGTTAGTGATGGAAACTCCGGCTGGACAGAAAGGGTTGAAGCTGGGCAACTTGAGTAAATACGAAGAAGAGGGCGAAGTCCTGCTGCCTCGCGGTACTTCGTTGAAAGTCACGAGCATCGGCACCAGCAAGGGTAAGAAATTGATTAAGTGTGAAATTGTGCAGAATGGAGACACCAAGGCAGATTCTGTGCCGGGAACCGCTCGTGACGCGCAAGAGCAATGCACCCGCCTTACGCCCATGGAGTATGTACAGGCAATGATGGCCCGCTGCCACGGCGCGGGGCTATCGGCTACCCGCATCATGATGGCGAAGAAGGCATTTCTGGAAACACACGGGGAAACGCCGCAAACTATCGAGGAATACAGTGCGGGCATCGGCCAGCGATTCTTGCTGGCGCTGCTCAATGAATTCGGCATTCCTTCGATTGAAGAAACCGTTGACTGGTTTAACCGTACAGAAGCGCGGGCGGATGCTGGGGTCGTGCAATTGGCGGTGCCTGTTGGGGAGAAAATTGCCGCTGGTGTGTTGTTTATCACTGACAGTGGTTATATCCTCTTGGGCCAACGCGCAGAACCGGGGGAGTACCAGGGTCACTGGGGCATTTTTGGTGGACACGCGGAACCGGGCGAACCGCTTGAACTCACGGCTATGCGTGAAGTGCTGGAAGAAACAGGCCATGAAATTGAACAGAGTCAGATAGAGGGCGAGGCACCGCCGTTGCAATTGATTGCGGAAACCGAACTAGACGGTACGAAGTTCTCGTATTTCATCAACGTGTGTAAGCCCTTCGAAGTGCGGTTAAACGACGAACACACGACCTATGGCTGGTTTGCTATGGGGGCGATGCCAGAGCCGTTGATTCCCGGTTTGCAGGAAGTAATCGACAGCGATTTGGTTAAAGGCCTGCGGCTGCGCAAGATGAATGAAACGGATGTGGCGCGGGCGATGGCCTGGGGTGCGTTGCCCTCACCTATGAAGTTTGCGAATGTCAGCATGTACAAGATGCGGATTACTGGCACGGGCGCGGCATTTCGTAGTGGTCAGCCAGAAATCAAGAATGCTGATGGCAAGGTTACGCAGGTAGCACTCAAAGACGAGCATTGTTTCCGCCCGCCCGAGCACTATCTTAATGAGGACTTTCTTGAGCGCTGCCAGGGCTTGAACCTGATTTTTGAACATCCGAAGAAACGAATTTTGAATTCCAAGGAGTTCAATGATCGGAAAGTTGGGAACATAGTACAGCCCTATATTTGGGGCGATGAGGTGTGGGGTATCGGCAAGGTGTACGACCAAGACACCATCGATATCCTAGATCATGAGGTGATGAGCACCAGCCCTGCTGTGCAATTTGGCGACAATGACGGGAATACGATCATCCCCCTCAGTGACGGGTCGCAAATGTTGATTGAGGGTAAGGCCCGCCTGCTCGACCACTTGGCTATCTGCGAGCAGGGGGTCTGGGATAAGGGCGGGCCGCCTACCGGAATTATTTCCGAAAGTGCGAAATAGCACATTGATAAAGATTCACAGAAAGACTTTGTATCTGTAGACTCTCAAATTAACAAGCAACTGATTCACTCATTCATATTGGAGTAGCAGCCATGACTGAAGCCGAACTCAAAGCAAAGGCAGACGCAGAAGAAAAAGCGCGTGCTGATGCTGAAGCCCCAGGCTGGGCCAAGAACCTCAGCGCCAAGATGGACGCTTGTATGACCAAGATGGACGCCGCTGGCATGGGCAGTATCATCAAGGTTGATTCCGAAAAGGAAGAAGCCGAAAAGGTCGCCGCTGACAAGAAGAAGGCCGACGAAGAAAAAGCCAAGGCTGATGCGGCTAAGGCTGACGCCGACAAGGAAGCGGAAGAAAAAGCCAAGGCCGACAAAGCCAAGGCTGACGCTGAAGAAGAAGAAAAGAAGAAGGCCGACAAAATGAAAGCCGACGAAGACAAGAAGGAAGAAGAAGCTCGTGCCGACTCGGTTCGCAAGGCCGTCGAAGCAGCTACTGCGCCCTTCAAGACCCTGATCGAAGAACAGAACAAGAAGCTTGCCGCCCTGACCGGCGCGGTGCATATTTCTGATGCTGACGAACTTTCGTTGGCTCAGATCCAAGCACGCGCAGACGAAGTGGCGAACTTGTTTGGCGAACGTGCTCCGAAGCACATGGCTGGCGAAACCCCGATTGCGTACCGCCGCCGTATGGCAGACAAGTACAAAGTTCATAGCCCGGACTGGAAAGACCGTGATATGTCGATTGTGCCTGATGCGATGCTAGACGTGGCTGAAAAAGCCATTTACGCCGATGCGTCGAAGAAAGGCCTGGACCCGGCAGAAGCTCCCGCAGGCGTGTTGTCCGCGCATGTGACGAAGGACCGCACTGGGCGCGAAATTACCGAGTTCCGTGGCAGCAAGCGCGTATGGATGAGCCAGTTTATTTCGGCTCCCCAGGAACTTGTCAAATTCAACACGAACCGGGAGTAATGAGTCATGGCCTCAAATGCATCTTGGAACCCGTTTGTGACGACCAACGTTGCCGGATCGTTCTCGATCCAGTCCGAAGGTTTTGTCCAAGGCGTGGCGCTTGACGACCCGACTGTACGGTTTGCCCTCGCTGGTGGCCCGCTGGCTGGTACTGAAACCCTCCCGATGTGGGGCGGCGTGGCGATTTCAGAATTCATTCCAGCTTCGGCAGCTTCGGGTGCCTTCGCAGGTCTGGGTTCACAGATCGCACGCGCTACCGCAATCGGTGGCGGCAACCCGATCAGCGGCTTCTCGGTCTTGAACCAAGCAAGCTCGTGGGTGACTTCGCCGCAAAGCGAATGCCCGAGTGCGTCGGCTTATCAGACGATTCCGTACTACCGCCTCGGCAGTGGTGCTCGTATCGCGCTGGCAATCGACCCCTCGCTGGTTTCGCTTGACGGCGGCCTGACCTCACAGCAAGTTTCGTGGGACTACAACGCTCAATGCTTGGCCCCGTATGTTGCAAGCGGCGGCACGGTTGCCGTGACTTCGGTTACGGGAGCTTACGCAGCAGGCGTGTGGACTTTCGTGGTGGTAGCAGGTGCAGCAACTCAAGTCGGCGCGGTCGGTGACTACATCACTTTCAGCGGCATTACCGGCACGGGTGCCAACTACCTGAATTCTACGCACGTAGTTTCAGCCTACACTGACAACGAACACTTCAGCTTCCAAGTTTCCGGTGGCTCAACCCTGTTCTCGTCTGGTGCTCAGTCAGGCACGATTCTCGTGCAACAAGGTGTGGGCGCGCTGGCGGTCAAGATCCTGAAGCTGAATATCGGCAACAGTAAGGTCGTGACGTACGACGCCGTTAATAACCTCGTCCACTGGACGAACAATGGCTCTACGGCCATTGCGTTGATCTAAGGAGTCGGTCATGGCCGGTGTAACCCCCTCATATGTCCAGCTTCACCCGTCGTACATGATGCCGGAGTTTATTCTCCAGTATCAGCAAGCGAGTGGAGCATTCGAGACCCTGCAAGGCGGTGAGCCTCTCACTCGCCTGGGCACCGGTGACCTCGTTGCGTATATCAAGGCATTCGATATTCGTACCGATATCGCTGCGGGTAACAGCGCGTACAACCAACTGCCGTCTGTGTCGATCACGCCGCGTATGATCAGCACCGCCTCGTACCTGCTTCGGGTGCGTGCGGAGTATGACCATCACGACTTGGCGGCCTTCGGTAACTGGGGCGCTTCTCTGGTGGACGCCCAGCGCTTGGGTACTCGCCAAGGTATCTTCCAGCAAATGCGTTCGGCGCTGCTCTACGGAATTACGCCCACCAACGGCGAAGGTCTGTTGAATGCGCAGGGTGCAACTGCTGTGACTCTGCCTGCCGACAGCAACGGTCAAGACAGCATCAGCACTTACGATAACGGTCAGCTTGCAATTTTCTTCCTGACCCAACTCGGCGCGCTGAAGACCCGTACGTTGCAGATCGGTCAGCCGACCCAGATCACGTTCCTGGCACCGCAGCGAGTGATTTCGCAAATGACCTACGCGGGTGTCGTGCAACTGGTCCAGTATCAACGTGTTGGTGCTGGTACGAACAGCACTGCTGGGATGCTCGCTGATGTAGCCGCTGTACAGGGCGACAAGGTGATTTTCCAGTGCGACGATACGCTGATCGGCCAAGGTGCAGGCGGTACGGATGCGATCATCATGACCACGCCGGAAGTCAAGAAGCCGGTCGGTAGCCCGATCAACACCAACGAGTTCGCACGACTCGCCCCGGGCCTCGAAGCTTGCAACATTCAGCTTTGCGACATGGACGCGCCTCGTGAAATCCCGACCCCGTTGGCCGGTGGTGCAATCGATGTGTTGAGCGAGTTGCGGATCACCAGCGGCTGGTCGCTGCGTCCCGAAGCTCTGACGATCATCAGCGCACCGTTCTAATCGACCAGAAGTAGCTGTACAATAGAAAAGCCCGGTTCCCGTTAATGGGCGTCGGGCTTTTTTCTTAAAGCAGCCATACATTTACACACAGACGGAGTACATAAAATGACCAAGCTCTACGTAGCCAACTGCTCGAAGTTCGTTCAAGATTTCTTGTTCAAACTGCCTGGGCAAACCCAGATTAACGCTTACCGGGCGACGATTCCCATCGGTGGGCAGACGTTGATCATGAATCGTGATATCGACATGAAAACGGCCATGCACATCGTGCAGCAGCATGAAAAGTACGGCCTGATTTCCGTACAGGATTTGGATCGCACGAAGTCCTATTTCGGCTTGTGCTATCGGCTCGATGAAGAAATTGAAGTCGAGCAAATCATGCTGGGCATAGCCCACAACGAAGAAGTGAAAGATATCCTCGCCCATGAGAACCGCAAGCGCATGGCTGTGGCGCTGTCGGACGGGATTGACAAAATGATGCAAGGCAGTGAAGCCCACCTTCAAGGGCTGGAAATGGAGCTTACCGAACTGCCGAAAGCCGGGGATAACGCACCGCGCAAGACCGAGGCTATTCAGGTGGCAAAGCCCGGTAGCAAGGCTGCTCAACGTGGTGCCGAGAAGGCATTCCAAGCGCGGTAATCATCGGGGGTCAACATGGCTTATCCGTACGGTTGTGCAAATATGACGGACTTCCAGTATTTCATCTACTCGGTGATGCTGATTCCCGTTGCGTACTTGCCCACCACTAGCCCGACGATTGCCGAGGCTTTTGCGGTATCGCAATGCACTGTTGACCCATTTATTCGGCAAGCTAGTCCCGTCTATTACAACTTGGCGTTCTATAACTTTGGTGGTGATTACATCATCAATAATGCGGTAGACGTTGAGTGTGATGCGTATTTTGAAAACCTGCGCAAGAAGTGGAATATTAATGGTTTCGTGGCCGGGGTGGTTCAATCCACTTCTGACATGAGTACCAGCACGTCGTTGAAGGTGCCAGAGGTGTACGACAACCTCAGCCCATTCGACTTGCAGCTAAACAAGACGCCGTACGGGCGACAGTATATGGCGATTGCCAGCAAATTCAGCGACATCTGGGGTATCAGCTAATGGAAGTTTTTACGCAAAAGGCCCGCCTGGATTTGGTGGAGGCCTTGGGCCTGGACCCGAAAAGTATTCAGAGCATCAATATTCAACTCGATGGTCAGCAAACGCCGACCGTCACGATTGTGAAATACATTACTGATGACCAGATGAAGGTACTAGGCCAGATGCTCCAGGGCTTTGAACTGGTCGAGAAGTGGGCAATTCCGCTGGAGCAATGACGTGATTCTGGTACTTGGTATCATCGATATCCCATACGCGCAAGCTGGGTCAGCGATGAAGAAGGTCAAGAAGGCTCCTAAGGGTAAGGCAACGGCTAAGGCCGCCAAACCCAAGAAGGCTCCTGCCCAACGCGAGGAAACCACGGGTGAAGTAGCTTCGGCGCTGGAAGAAAAGTATCAGATCATGCAGCATTTCTTTGACGAGTATGAAGGTGTGTTCATGTACGACCTGATTGAGGATCTTGAAAAGCAGATTTTCAACTTGAATAACGGATCTCCCGTATTTGAAGGTGGCCCGTTCAAGAGTGGGTTGGAAAAGATGAAGGTATTGTTTGTCCAGTTTTTGGATGATCGGGAAATCGAACATCTGGGCATCCCTGGGGTGCCAACCAAGGCCGCGCTCGACGGAGTGCAGTCGAAGTTCAAGTTATTTAAGGGCGAACGCCGCGCCAGTTTTATCGATACGGGGCTGTACCAACAGTCGTTCAAGGCCTGGACTGAGTAGCACAGCGCGCAATCAATTGCGGAAGAACTGACATGCCGGGATCAATCGCTGAGTCGTATGAAAGCCAAGGGCCGCTGAATGCACCACTTCAGCAGGGCCTGGAGACGATTTCCCAGGACCAGGAGATATTGTTCACCCAGTACGTGAAGCTGATCCTACCGCTGGATGGTTATGTGTTTTGGGTGCGGTCTGATCTGGTGGGGGCGGCTGCGCTGTGCAACTGCTATAACTGCTCGAATCAGCAGGTTACCCCGACTACGCCCTATGTGAATCCTACCCAGGCCGTGCTTGGGCCGCCTGGACCCTACCTGAAAGTACAAGGATCTCTGCACTACAGTACGTCTGTACGGCAGTCCGAAGATGAGACGATGGCCGTGAATAGTGTTATCTTCACCGCCCAGTCGGAAGTCAACGATTTCAACTTGATTGGCCCGACCGTGATGTACATCGGGACGTTTGAAGGCCGCAGATTCGCCTTCAGCAAGCGCGATGCTTGGTACAAGCAAGCTGGCCTTTATCACTACCAGGGCGACGCCGTGTACCCGGCCCTGGCGAGTCAGCTAGTTGATGATGTAAGTGCGTTTGACACCACAAACGTAATCGTTAGCAATAGCTTACCGATCTGGCTGGCGCTAAATCAGTTCATGCCTATGTATCCGAGCTTTTTGGTGGAGGAAAACATACCACCGCCCTATGCCTCAGTGCATATTCCCCCCGACAGTACGACCGCTGTAGCCGCAAGGCCTGCGTGGGGCCACACAGGAACCCATAGCCAGCTAGTGAAAGAAAAGGTTAAGATCACGGTGTACGGTTTGCGCAACTTCAGTGCGCTGGATTTTCAAGATTACGTTTTTCAAAACAGTCTTGATAACCCGACGGTCTGGGGGTTGATGAACATGCCGGTGATGCAGGATGAGAAGCGGATCCAGTCAGAACTGACCGTGATTGCGCAGAAGAAGTCTTTCGAAATGGAAGTGAATTACTACCAGATTCGAGTCCGAGACATCGCAAGGCAGTTGATCCAAGGAGCAGTACCAGATATTTATCTTGAACCCCTGTAAGGGGATTTGCTAACCAAGTAGGGAGTTCAAAATGTCACAAGGTCCGTTGGGTGTAAGCATCACCAATGTCGAAGGCAGCAACTCCAAGCTGAATTTGACTGCCGGTGCCACGCTGGTGAAGCCGCAACCGGGTCGCATCCTGTCGCTCGTTATCAATACTCCTGGGTCGACCACGACCACCCCGAGTGTTGTTATGTACGACTCGGCTACGACCGCAGGTACGGCTACTGCAAACATTGTCTATGCCAGCCCTGACAACGTGGCGGCAGGTACGGTGATTCCGGTGAATTTTCCGGTCCAGAATGGGCTTGTCGTCGTGCCAGAAACCGGGTGCGTTTGCTCCCTTTCGTACAACTAAGAGCCGGTGGCTCATTTTTAACGCATTAGGAGTTTAAAATGCCACAAGGTCAAATTGCATTGGCAAACACCCCGAGCAACGGCTCGAAGTCTGCCCTTGGTCTTACGGATGCAGCAGTTAATCTGGTGAAGTCACAACCGGGTAAGGTGCTGCAAGCAAATGTGGTTGTTGCCCTGGCTGGCGCGTTGTCGATTTATGACAGTGCGACTACCGCAGGCACCGCCGCAGCAAATCTGGTGTACGCCAGTAGCACGACTGTGGCGATTGGCACGATCATTGAACTGGATTTCCCGATGCAGAACGGCATTGTCGCCGTGCTCGGAAGCACCGGTCAAGTCGCGCTGTCATACGTCTAAGCACGGTGTGAGAAATAACGTCTAACCTCTAAGGGATTCGGCCATGACGAACGCAATTGTTCAAGTCAGCGTAAGCCAAACCATTGCACCAGCACCAAGTAAGTTGCAACGGACTGGCGCGATGATTAGTCAGGGGGGTACGACGCTCACCCCGGGGACTTACTCGCTTCTGACGCAGGACTCAGACCTGACGCCGCTTCTGACGCAGCCTCAGACCAATAGCACGCTTGCCTGGGCGTCGTCGGTTGTGACCGTTACGACTGCGGTGGCTCACGGCTACCCGACCGGCGCGCTAATCAACCTGACCATCTCCGGTGCGAACCCTGCCGGTTATAACGGCACGTTCCTGGCGACCATTACCAGCAGCACGCAATTTACTTATCCGCTAACTGGTAACCCCGGCGCGCAGGTAAGTGCTGGTACGACGGTCAATGCCTTCGTGACCCAACTAGGGGCCATGGTCAACACGTTCTACGACCAGAACGGTCTGTTGAGTGTGTATGTGCTTGAGCTTGGCACCGGCACCAGCACGACGGGTATCGCGTCGCTGGAGGCTTACATTGTCGCCAGCCCTGGTTTCTTCTACAGCTACTTGATTCCGCGTGGCTGGGATGCAGATTCGACTTACCCAGCTTTCCTGGCGAACTACAACGCGCCAAACGCGAAGATTTACTTCTACACGACGGTGACGTTGAGTAGCTACGCGGCCTTGACCAACAACCAGTTGAACAAGTGCTGCCCGGTGCTGATCGAAAGCACGAGTCCGGCTCTGCCGCCCGACGAGTTCTCGATGGCGGCGATGTGGTGGACCACGCTCAATGCCAATCCCAGCAGCACGAACATGGTGCCTCCGCTGTGCTTCAGCTTCCTGATCGGCGTTACTGCCGGTACTTGGACGGGTCCGCAATTGACTGCGTTCAAGACCAACAATGTCAACTACGTCGGGACCGGCGCAGAAGGCGGGATCAGCAAAGATATCCTGTACTGGGGCAATATGCCTGACGGCAACCCCTGGAACTACTGGTACTCGGCTGACTGGTCGCAGATCAATTTGGACCTCGATATCAGCAACACGATTATCAACGGTAGCAACACCAGCATCAATCCGCTCTACTACAACCAGGACGGTGTGAATCGTCTTCAGGCGACGGCAGTGCAGACGATGCAGGAAGCGATTGCGTACGGCTTGGCGTACGGTACGCTGGTGCAAACCCAGCTTGATCCTACGACCTTTGCCAATAACGTGTCGGCTGGCCTGTACCTGGGTTATGTGGTGGTCAACGCCGTGCCGGTGGCGACGTGGCTGGCATCGAATCCAAGCACGTATTCCGAGGGTATTTACGGGGGCTTGGCCGCGCTCTACACGCCAGCCCGAGGGTTTGAACAGATCCTGTTCAACCTTAACGTCAGCAACTTGGCATAAGGGGTATAGAACATGGCAACGCAAACTAACCCCCTCATTGCCCAGGGCACGCTTAACCGGCTCCGGGGTAGTGTAGTGTGGGCGAACTTCCCCACGCTGAATGTCACGGCCCCGTTCTTGAATAAAGAAGGTATCCGGTTGGCCCTGGATGGCGAGGCTACGACTTTCATCCAGACGATTACCGGCGCGGTAACTTCGCCGGAACCGTACCAGATGATCACACTCACCATGAACATCCTGAAGACGAACGGTCTTGCAGCGCTGTATCAGGCGCAAATGCAGAACTCAACGTTGCTGGGAAATGGCACGGTGATTACCGACACGAACGCCTTGCCGGTCTTCCCGCTGATCAACTGCGCTATCGAGTCGGTGCGCGAGTTGAGCTTTGCCGGTGAAGATGCGGGCTTTGCGGTGGTGGTTCGTGGCTACTGGATCGTTAATAACGCGCTGTGGAATTTGCTGTAAAAACCAGCGTAGTAGGGCACAGACAAAATGACCAAATTAGATAAAAAACTAAATATCGTGCTCCCACTCGATTCTGGGTGGGTACACGCTACCCCTATCTCGTACGATATCTTCGAGAAGTATTTCGTGAGTATCTCCAAGGCTTTCTCGCGGTTGTTTAACGAGGGCCTTGGCACGTTTGCAGGGCCACGAGTGGCTTACCTGATGCTGAAGAAGGTGGCTGAAGAAGACGGCAACTGGGAAACACCTAATGGTGACGGTGTGAGCCAGGGGCTGATGAACGAAATTATCCGGTTGTCGAATGTGTTGCTGCCGGGTGAGCAGGGCTGGACATCACTCCCGTTGTACGAAGCGCTCCGGCAAGGAAAATTGGACCCTGACGAAAAGGCGGAGGTGCTAAACGGCCTTGTTTTTTTTACTTTGGCTTCGTCGATGGCACGGAAGGCGGACTTGAGGGGGGTGCTCTCTGGGATAGTAAAATTCTGGGATGGGCAAATCACGTTGTCCGACTCTACGGCTTTTCTAGCCTCCTTGCCGACATTGACACCAGTAGAGCCTACTGGTCCGAAGGAGCCAGCATCGCCCATACCGTCTTGAACTGGGTGGTAGAAGACGGGTATAGGCAGTTTTTTGGTCAGTCAGACTACGAATTTGAATTCACGTCCGCACAGCATTACAGGAACCGGCACCTTTTGGCGGCGATGAGGCCTCGGCGGTCCAGATGAAATAGCGCAATTGATTGCGGAGCGTGAATCGTGGCAGATAAACCAATCCTCAAGATTCCTGTGGACACCCAGGAGTGGGATCAGTTCGTAGATAAGTTCAATGCCTACCAAAAGGTGTTGGAAACCCAGGGCGAGCAGTGGGCTGACACGAACAAAGGTGTCAAGGAAGTCTCGAAATCCTTCGATCAAGTAGAAGGGTCGTTCGACAAGTTGGTTAAGGCCGCAGTAAATCCCGCGTTCGCTGATAAGAGTACCGGCACCTTTGCACGCTTTGAGAAAAGCTCGCAGAAGACTGCTGGGTTCTGGAAAGCCACCGAGCGCTCGCTCGAAAAAACCAGTAAGTATTTCGAAACCTTCGTGCGTTCGGGCATCAAGTGGGAAGGACTCGCCAAGGGCGGCGGCTTGATCGGTGGGGTGCTAGGTATTGGTGGTGCCATATTGGGCGCTACTGAAAAGGCCTCGAATGACTTTGCTGGTCAAAATAAGCTGAATCGCTCTCTTGGATTAAAGCCAGGGGAGCAACAGGCGTTCACCAACGCGTTTGGTCCTGCGGGCGCTGATGATGCACTGCTCGCCAAGATGGCAGCGGCTAAGAACGACCCTAACCAGTGGCACGGGTTGTTGGCGGCTGGTATCAATCAGCAGGAAATCCTAAGTAAGAACCCTGAGCAGCTTGCCGCCGAGTTTATGGAAAAGGCGGGGGATCGCTTTAACAAGCTGGGTCCGAATGGCGGCGCTTGGGCGAATTCCACAGGTGTGTCAGAGTTCCTGGACCCTAATCAGCTTCGGCTTGCTGGTTCGTATAACCACGGCCAGTATCAGGGCTTCCAAGGGCAATACGAGCAAGACGTACCGAAGTTTGCCGCCCAGCAGTCTGTGCTGGATGAAGCTACCAAGGCCAAACAGGATTTCGATAAGGCGTGGACTCAGCTTGATTTGGCGTTTGACAAGGCGGCGATGAAACTCACGCCGGATGTGGTCAAGCTGGTAGACGAGTTCGCAGATATGGTGAGTGCGTTTGCTGATTCGAAAGAATTCGCTACGGATGTCAAGGATTTCAAGGAAGACATCCACACTATGGGTGTGGCCGCCAAGTGGGTAGCTGATCATTTAAATCACCTATTCGGGCTAGACAAGCCGGGTGCCGATAAGAAGACTCACGTAGACCCACAGGGGTGGGGTGGGAAGCTGTTGTCGTTTGGTAAGTACACCTGGGATGCCATAACTGGGAATCAGTTCACGCCACCTAAATACGATTACGGTGGTGATGACGACACTTCAGATGCGAATGGTGGCGCACCGAACGGTAGCGCGGGCTATGAAGACAAGATGCTCGACGCGATTAAGATGAACGAGTCGAGCGGTGTGAATGGCAAGACGAACCCTGACACGGGCGCGGCTGGCCTGTATGGCATCATGCCCGAAAACTCTACGAAAGCCGGTATCGACCCGATGGATCCGGTGGCTAGTCGCGGATTGGCTAAAAAGATTTATGACAGTTTCCTCACCAAGTACCACGGTGACAGTGCAAAGGCTCTGGCCGCTTATGACGGCTTCGGCGGCTTGGATAAAGACATTGCCAAGTACGGCGATCAGTGGCGCAGCCATATTGACGAATATCAAAGTACAGGTGAGACCATTAAGTATCTGAAGCGCATCGAAAAGCAGGGGCTTAATATTGGCCCCGGGACTAATGACGCCGATACCAAACCCAGCAAGCTCGACACCACGCCGATTGATGGTATGGATGTGCAACCGTACACGCCAGAAGAAGAGAAGGCGAAAGATCAGAGTGATAAGCAGTATGTGAAGGACCAGATGAAGGGCAACCGTAATATGTTTGGGGTATTTCAAGACCTGTTCACCCCTGGTGCTGGGAATAAGTACCTACCCCCGGACAATCAGTCCAAGGCTACGTCTGGTCAGCAAGCGCCCTATAACATCAATGTCTCGGTCAGCGCTCCCCCTGGCACTAACACGGCTGTAACGGCTGGGGGGCTGGCACAGTGAGGTATTACCGCGTAGTCATTACTGACCCGACCACGAATGAAATTCTGGTGCCGAATTACAACGGTATTCCGGGTTTCACACGGGTGGGGAACGATACGAACATTTCGTCGTACACCAGTCTTAATTACGGTCAGACTGTGACTGCGTTTGGCAGCACGAATATGTCAGCCCAGATGGTGGAAGTAGATATCCCAGTGGGGTTTTTGCATCAGCCTGGGCAGAATGCTTACATCAAGATTCATGGGGTGGGCATTGCCGAAATCGGCCAAGCAGCAGATTTACAGGGTATGAACATCGCCGTGTATGGGGGTATGGCCGCTGGCCTACCTTTGGCTAACCCGCTTGAATCAGGGCTGTTGGTCAACGCCATGGTACTCCAGTCGTTTGGAATTTGGCTGGGACACGAGCAGTCGCTCAATATGTTCATGACTTTTCAAGGTAGTAGTCCTACATCGAACCAAACCTCTGGCAATCCGAGCAGTACGAGCACTGTGCCAGTCCCGACTACGAATGAAAATCCGGCCAATATTGTCTTTCAATGGCGACCGGGCCAACCCCTGCTCACACCAGTGGTTAATACCTTACAAGTTGCGTACCCGAAGTACTCGATTGCCGGAGCCGTGCATAGTGGATTAGTGTGGAGTGGCGCGACTGCCACGGGCTATTTCAATACGCTTGAGCAGTTTTCTGCCTATTTATATCAAAAGTCACTTTCTATCATTAGTGGCTATGCGCCTATTAATCCACTACCACAGAACTACCCCAGCAATTACCCAGGGGTGCGGCTTGCATTGCAAAACAATACGATTACGATTCAGGATGGCACGACGCAAACCACGCCGAAGCAGATCCAGTTTATTGATTTGGTGGGCCAACCGACTTGGAGCCAACGCTATCAAGTGCAGGTGACGTGCGTAATGAGAGCGGATATTAACTGTGGTGATTATGTGCGGCTCCCGCCGTCCCCAGGAATCACCACGCTGGGTAGTAACAGTGAGTACTTCAACCCTTCTGGGGGCAACATATACGCGACTGCTAAGGACAGCAGCATCTTCAGCGGGGTTTTTGAAGTGATAGCTGTTCGACATGTGGGGAATAACCGGGATCCGAATGCTCAGTCCTGGGTGACCACACTCGATTTATTGAATATGTCTTACGGGCAACCAGAGGTCGTAGATACCCTGCCAGTCTTGTACAATGGCCCTACTGGTGGTAGCGCATATTCTTTCTATTTGCCGAGTTAGTCATGCCAAGCTTAGACCAAACGATTTTCAAGCTAGGTTTTCAAATTTCACCGGTTATTTTGGTGAATGGTGTGGCGTCGCAAATTCCTGGGCAGATGCTACCCATTGTTGCCTTGACTCAAGCGGCTGACTTCACGCTAGGCCTGTTGAGTGGTGGTGCCAGCTTACCCTCATCGTTGGATCAATATTTTGCCCATTGGAAACCCCTACCCGGTACAACGCTGATTCAAAACACTATCGGCCAGTATCCCTTTGCCAATCAAGCGGTGGCGGCGAACTCGATCATTGCCCAGCCGTTGCAGATCAGTATGTTGATGGCGTGCCCAGTGCAGGAGGAAGGTGGCTATCCGGCCAAACTGGCTACCATGACGGTATTGGTGCAAACGCTCAATCAGCACAATGCGATGGGGGGCGTATATACAATTGCCACTCCAGCCCAGATTTACCCGAACTGCATCTTGCTGGCCGTGCGTGATGTGTCTAGTGGGGAGAGCAAGCAGGTACAATTTGCTTACCAGTTCGACTTCGTGCAGCCGCTGATTACGATCAACCAAGCGACGCAGGTTTATAACTCCCTGATGAACACCATTTCTGGTGGCTTACCCACGAGCTTGACCCCTTCGTGGAGTGGCTTGTCCTCCACCACGGGTGCCAATTTAGTATCAGCCCCTGGTGCAGCTATTCCCTCTCTCACCAATATGGCTGGTGCAGCGGCTTCGGGGGTTGGGTCTGGTGCGATTGGTGGTGTGCTAGGTGGCACGGGGATAGGACTATGACTACCGTTCAGTTTCAACCATCACCCACGGCGAATACCCGGTTCCAAGCGACGCTTGATAGTCAGGTGTACAACGTGGTTATCAATTGGAATTTGTTCGGTGCCCGGTATTACGTGAATATCTACACGTTGGCGGGTCAGCGTATTGTGACTGAGCCGTTGATTGGCTCGCCACTGGGTTATGACCTGTCTTCATTGACCAGTGATAACAACATCGCCAGTGCTGTGACGGCGGTGAGTCACACCTACACGGTCGGTAGTATTGTGCCTCTACAGATTGCCGGGAACACCCCGACCGCATTTAACGGCACGTTCAATTGCAACATTACCGGCCCTAACAGCTTTACTTACCCCCTGCCAGGGGCGATTGATGCAGCGACCCAATTAGGTACGGCAACGTACATATTGAGCCTCACTGCTGGGTATTTCAATAGCACGCTAGTGTACTTCCCGGACAACCAACAGATAATCATCACTCCCTAAGTCCGCAATTAATTGCGGAGGAATTCGTGACCATTGAACTGAAGAACCCGCTGTTCAAATCGATCCCAGCGGCGATTCATAAGCGAGTAGTGAATGCTTTCCAGTTGACAGGGAAGGCGCTCCCTTGCCACGTCACTGCTGTGAATGCTGCACCGAGTGGGGTGCTGATTACCGTGCAGTTCGATGTCAGTGATATCCACAATTTGCCACAGATTACGATTCCCCTGTTTGGGCCTGAGTACATTCGTTACCCGATCAAGGCAACTGATCTGGGTGTGGTTATGCCGGTAGATGCTAGTGTGGCTTACACCAGCGGGCAGAGTAGTGGTATTTCTGATTTGAGTGACCCGGCCAACCTTGAGGCGCTGTATTTCATGCCGATTGGTAATAAGAACTGGGTATCAGTAGACCCTGATCAGGTGACGATTTATGCCCCCAATGGTGCGACAATACGCGACACGAACAGTGGTGCGGTCATTGTGTTGCACCCCACGGAGATAACGATTACTGTAGGGTCCAGTAGCTGGGCGATGAACAGTACTAGCGTGACTGTGACTACCACACACTACGTAGTCAATGCCTCAGCCGATGCCACGATCACCGCGCCACAGATTGTGTTGGATGGTCAGATGACGCAGGGCACCAGTGGCGCGGGCTACCCGGCGACCTTGCAGGGTCCGGTTACTGTGGTTCACGAGGTTACAGCCGCAAGTATCCCGCTCAGCACTCACTTGCACAGCGATGCTGGTGGCACGGGCGATTCTGGTCCGCCTATCCCATAAGGAGCATGAAATGCGGGTCTACGGAAGAATTTACAACGGGGGTGTGCCGCAATGGGTTGTGGTGGAAACTGACGCCGCAGGGAATAGCGAGTACGTGTACGTGACGTGGCTTATTCAGGTGTTGAAGCTGTGCCTGGGTGAAAGCCCGTTCTACGCGAATTATGGTATCCCGGCTGTGCCTTCAGTTGTGCAGCAGATCTTCCCAGATTTTTATGTGGCCCAGGTGCAGCAGCAATTTCAGCAGTATTTCGCGTCGCTGATCATTAGCAAGGTGCCGAGCCTCACACCCACGTACAACGTGAATATTCTGATGTTCAATGGAACTGTATTTTCCGCAACTATCGCGGGGTAGACATGTTTTATACCTATTTACACCTGACTACTGATGGAAAACCTTTTTATATCGGAAAAGGGTGTGGTCATCGAGCTTGGTCGAAAGCGAATCGCAATAACCATTGGCAACGTACTGTTGAGAAATACGGCTTACAAGTAGTAGTTTTAGCTGAATGGGCAACAGAAGAAGAAGCTTTTGAGCACGAAAAAGTCCTAATTGCGTGTTTCCGTGACATGGGCCACAAATTGGTGAACCGCACTGACGGGGGTGGCGGTGTATCTGGATTAGTGATGACTGCTGAGTGGAAGCAGAAAAAACGAGAATTTCGTACAGGCAAAAAACACTCGGTTGAAACTCGAAAAAAGATAGCAGAGGCTAATAGATTAAGAGTAAAGAAACCAGAAAGTATTGAAAAACAGCGGACAAAAATTATTGGTCGAAAAGCAACTATTGAGCAGCGTCTTAAGCAGTCCTTAGCGGCGAAAGGGAAGAAAAAGCCAGATGGTTTTGGTGAAAAAATACGTCAAGCAAGAACTGGAGTGCCTAGAACCCCAGAAACTATTGAGCGTATGCGACAAGGGGCGCTGGCAACAGCCAAGAGAAAACGTAACGGCACGGTATTCCAGGCGACGATTGCTGGTTGACCAGCACCCGTAAATGTTAAACTGTGCGCAGATAAAGAATTAGGTGGAATGAATGTCGACCATCCCGATTATCATGACAACCACGGGTGTGCAGCCGCAGAGTCCGGCTTCACTGCTCCAGCAGTTGCTTGCGAATGTGGCGGCGACTAACCCCGGCTATACGGCGAATCTTCCAGGCACTCTTATAGAAGACATCAGTTCGACTGACGTGGGCGCGCTCGCGTTGTGCGATGCGGCCTTTGTCGAGCTTGTGAATAGCATCACCCCTGGCAGTGCCAACGCTTTCATCTTGAATCAGCTTGGTCAGCAGTTTGGGGTTCCCCAAGGTATGGGGTATAACACGAATGTGAATGTGGTTTTCACCGGCCCAGCAGGCTTCGTGATATCCCAAGGTTTTATCGTCAGTGATGGCGTCTATCAGTACGTGGTACAAAACCCTGCCATTATTCCCACGAGTGGATCCACTGGGTCGGTCTATTGCCTAGCCCAGCTTTCTGGTACTTGGGCAGTTCCTGCCGACACGGTGAATGTGATTATCAGCAGTGTGCCGAGCGGTATCACTGTAACCGTGACCAACCCCATTGCGGGAATTCCAGGGAACGGTACGGAGACCACGGCGGCTTATCAAGCTCGTGTGGTGCAGGCAGGTTTAAGCACTTGCCAGGGCATGACCACGACCTTGCGCAACGCCCTGCAAGCTGTTAGTGGCGTGCAACCGAACTTAGTGTCTGTGCTACAAAAGACAGGGCAGTGGGAGATTATTTGTGGCGGCGGGGATCCATACGAGGTGGCGTTCGCTATCTTTACCGGCCTAGGCGACATTTCCAACCTGATCGGTAGCACGCTGAGTGTGGCAAGTATCACGAAAGCCAACCCTGGCGTGGTAACTACCAACCAAAACCACGGCTTCACTACTGGGCAGGTAATACATATTACCGGCATTGTCGGTATGACCGCGCTTAATGGGGTAGCACTGACGATCACGGTAACGGGCCTGGAATCCTTCACCATCGGGGTAGATACCACGAGTTACGCGACTTATGTAAGTGGCGGGGTAATTCTGCCCAATCCGCGCAATATTTCAGTCAGTATCAACGATTACCCAGACACGTATGTAATTCCATTTGTGAATCCTCCACAGCAAGTGGTGGGAATTACCGCGACGTGGAACACCATCAGCACCAACTACATCAGTCCTGCGGCTATTTCGAGCTACGCGCAACCACCGATGATTGCTTATGTGAATGCGATCACTGTGGGTCAGCCGTTGAACTTGCTTGACTTGCAGGGCATCTTTCAGACAGCCGTTGCCCCGATCCTGCCCGCGTCGCTGCTAATCAGTTTGACTTTTGTTGTGACCATTGACAGTGTTGTGACTGCGCCAGAATCTGGCACCCAAATTATTGTTGGCGACCCAGAATCGTACTTCTTTACGACTGCCGCTGACATTTCGATTGTCCAGCTATGAGTACGCCTACTGTAGATAGCACTTACGTTGTAGACGGGTACTGGGTAGACGGGTACACGGTTGATGTTCCTATTACCGAAACCGTTAATAATCCAGTTACCGTGCAGACGGTGATCCCGAGCTATCTGTATTGGGAGTACAACGATGATGTGGACTTGCAGGCATTTGTAGCGAGCTATAACTCGATTGCCCAGCAGATTTTGAACACGTTTAACCAGTTGAACTTGCCGGTGTACGCGGGAAACAATCTGATTGTTGGCGCGTTGTTGAATTGGGTAGCTTTGGGTATCTACGGGGTGCCCCGGCCTATTTTGTCGAGTGGGAGTGTTTCCGCTGTCGGTACGTACAACAGCTATTCGTACAATCAGGCTATTGTTCCTTACGACGATCTGGAATCACTGGGCACTATTACTCAGATTGTGACGAGCGACGATGTGTTCAAGCGCATCCTGACGTGGAACTTGTATCGAGGGGATGGGAAGATTTTCAGTATCACTTGGTTGAAACGCCGGGTACTTCGGTTCTTGAACGGCCTTAATGGCACGGATCCGGGTATAGATCAAACCTACCTCGTTAGCGTAACATTCAGTAGTGGCACGTTTGAGATTAATCTCGCGGACTATGTGGCGTCTCAGCCTAGTTCGTTGATGCCTGCAACACTCCAAGCGGCTATGAAGTCGGGGGTGTTGAATGTGCCGTTTCAGTATTCTTTTGTGGTTAATCTATAAGAACCACTGGGGTTAAAACATGGCTGCACTTATCGAGATCTATGCCAATAATGCCGCTACCACGCTTGCGGCGGGCATCAGTAGCACAGCCACGTCGTTGACGGTGTTGAGCGGCTCAGGCACGCCTTTTCCTAACCCAGGAGCGAATCAGTTTTTCCGTTTCACCTTGAATGACGCCCTCACTGGCTTGGAATACGAGATCATTTATTGCACGGCCCGATCTGGAGACACGTTCAGTGGGTTGCTGCGTGGACAGGAAGGCACGACTGCACTCGCGTGGCTGTCGGCTGATAAGGTGTTTGAGGGTGTGACGGCTGGAGCCATGGCGAACCTGACGCAGGTTGAAGAAGTTCAACAGAACCTTTTCAATTACGCGACGGATACCGGGGCGGCAAATGCCTATAACATCGCATTCTCACCCAGCCTGCAAACCCCCGTCCCAGGTGCGGTGCTTTACTGGATCGCGGCTAATCCCAACACCACGGCAAGCACGGTTATTGTGAATGGCAGTAGTGCTTACCCGCTGCTTGGTCAGGGTCGTGCGGCCATGCAGGGAGGCGAAATTAAGTCGTTTTGTGCCATGACTTATGATGCGGCGCTGAGTAGTTACGTGCTGCTGTCGTCTACTGGGGGTGCTGTACAAGGTGTTCCTACCGTCACCAAGAGTGCTCAGCATCTAACGCTTGGGCAGGCGCAGGCGCAGTTTGCGGCCCTTAACGGTAACGCAGGTCAGGCTTTTGCAGCCGCCTCGCTGGCTAGTTCGGTGCTTTCCACTGGTAGTGGCACAACGTTGTTGTTGGAAAGTAATACAGCCATTGCGGCAGTGAATGTGGGCAACACCGCTTATGTGCCGATGTATGTAGGGGCACCCACGACGGGGAATTCTGCGGTCAACCTGACCTATGCCGGTGCAACTTACGCGGCAATTAACGGCAGTACTTCCCAGGCATTTTCAGCCAGCAACTTAACTCTCTCGGCTGGCTTGTTGACTAGCACCGCTGGTGCTTTGCAACTTAGAAATAACACTCTAGTCGGTTGTTACAACGTGGCTGGTAGCGCTTTCGTGCCCCTGGCTTGCGCCCCGGCGCAAAATGGTAATGAGGCTGTAACTCTTGGGCAACTGCAAAACCCCTTGGTGGCTGCGTCTAATGCCTACGGGGTAAATGCTTACGTGGGGTGCTCAGTAGCATTTACGGCCCCAGGTCCAGGTTTGTTAATAGCCTGGGGGTCTCGAAACGATTCAGCGCAAGACGCATCTTCGTACCCAGGCTATTTGTACATAAATGGTAGTGCGTACGCCAGTGATGACACGCTAATGACCATGACCCATATGGAAGGTATTTATACGGCTGGTGGTTACAGCAGCGCGGAGTATTACGCTGGAGGCCAATCCTTCACTGTGTGGGTGTGCCTGATTTTCATCCCCTACGTCTAATAGGCACAGAAAATGACTGCAATCTATTACGTTGTACCAGACGGCAAGGGAGGAATTCGTAGCGGTGGTCATTCCCCCGATGGCACCTTGCACCCCACAGTGCCCGTGATCGTCTGTACGAAAGAAATTTCTCAGAATTTTATGGGTTACACGGAGGCTAACGGAGTACTCGTGCCTCCCCCTGCTGAATACGTGCAGGCTCAAGCGGCCAAGAAAACGGCGGATACGGCTCTGTCAGCCGGTATTACCGTAACCAGTACGACTCAGCCGCTAATCGACGGGGTGTATTCCTTGTCGCAAAGCGCTCGAAACAATATCAATTCGATTGAGAATTTCATCCTCAAACACGGCAAGTTTCCCGGTACTGCTAGTGTTTTGAATTACCCGGATAAGCTAGGGGTTATGCACGCCTTTTACGAGGTGCAGACTTTTAGTGATTTCGCCACGGCGATAACCAACTACGTCACAGATCTGAATTCCTACGCACACGGGTTTATCCCCGCTCTGCCTGAATCCACTGTGGTTATCGCCTGAGCACGGAGTACGACATGACCGTAACTGTATATCTTCGTGCCAATCAGTCTGCTGCGCTTTCTTGGTCGCAGGTGGACGGCAACTTCACGGCCTTGGCGACACAAGTTAATACCAATACCGCAGATATTGCGGCTTTGGGTGGTGCGCAGGGTGGACCTACAAGCAGCCGCCCGTCTGTACCAACGCTGTATCAGTACTATGTAGATACCACTTTGGGATACCCAGTATGGTGTACCGTGGTAAGTCCCCCCACTTGGGTCAACGCAGCAGGAGTCGCGTCGTGATTATCAAAAACATCAAGAAATTCATCACCTTACTGTGGCTGTTTCCGCAATTGATTGCGGGTACGGCGATGGCTCAGACTTACCATGTGCAGAACTTGGTAGTTGGCGGCACCAGTACTTTTGCCACTCGCCCGGTGTTCAACAGCAACACGCCTTATGACACGGGTAACTTGACCATCGGCAATTATGCGACGCTGGCGAGTCCGACCTTCACCGGAACACCCGTTGTGCCCGGGTATCTGACTACCGGCACCGCAGTCAGCACCTATGCTCCAATCAATGCCCCGACCTTCACAGGCGTAGGCACGATTCCGAGTGGGTGGTCGATTGCCGGTTACTTGACTAGCTCGACAGCGGCCAGTACTTACGCCCCCCTCAGCACCCCAACCTTCACCGGTACGGTGACGGCCACTACCTTTGCAGGAGCAGGTACGAGTTTGACGGGTACGGCAGCATCGTTGAATATTGGCGGCAATGCTGCAACAGCGACGAGCGCCACGACCGCAACTAAGATTGCGTCCGGTGCAGCGAACCAGATCTTGTACCAGTCTGGAGCGGGTGTTACCGCGTTTTTAACCGCCCCGACCAGTGCCAGTACTTACCTCGAATGGAATGGCACGGCCTTTACCTGGGGTGCAGGAGGCGGCGGTGGGGGGAGCGGTACAGTTACGAGCGTGGCTATCAGTGGAGGCACCACGGGCCTAACGTGGACTGGTAGCCCCATTACCACGAGTGGCACCTTTACCCTTGCCGGTTTGCTTGTACCCGCCAACGGCGGCACGGGCGTAGCAAGTCCTACTGCACACGGTGTTCTGGTAGCTGAGGGTTCCTCGGCTATGACTACGGCTACCATCGGTACAGCAGGTAATACGATTGTTGACCAAGGCAGTGGCGCAGATCCTAAATTCCAGTCCAGTGGTCAGATTATTCTGACTGGTGCGGACCCTACCGGGGTGGCTGACAGCACCACGGCGATTCAAAATGCTGTTACCACGGCTGTCGTAAATGGTGAGAAGCTTTCGATCCCCCCGGGCACGTACAAGATTAGTGCGGCAATTTCCGTACCGTTTGGTACTGGCTACAGTATTTCAGGCAACAGTCGTGGTGGTACGATCATCAGTCAGACAGCGGCGAACACGGCCATTTTCAATCTTGCCAGCGGTAGCGGAGGGGTGGGCGGTCATTCCTTTGCCTTCACTGATATGACTTTGCAGTGGGCGAGCGCCCCGACGATTAGCCAAGCGCACTCGATTGGGATCAGTTTTAACAACAGCGCTGAATCCTTCTACGACTTCCAGATCCAGCGACTGACCTGTACCAACGGTTACGAGTGCGTGGGCATCGACAACGCGACTGACACCACAGTATGGGGAGTGTCAATGCGCGATATCGTGGTTGGTAACACTGCCTGTAGCGCGATTGACTTCAGCGAAGGCGGCACCGGCCAACCAAGTATCTCGATTGATGGTGTGTACGCCACGGCCAGCAACATGGACGTGAGTTGCCCAGTTATCAACGTGGCAAACAATGACAGCGGGTGGTTTAACCACATCGAAGTCAATGCCGTGCCACACGGAAACACCGTGCTCTATGCTACCGGCCAGTTTGCGATTGGCACGATCAAGATCGAGCAGGGCACATACACCAACGGTCAGTATATTTACCGGTTCATCAATGCCCACGTCACGGCTAATAACCTGTTGGCAGAAGATTTGACCATCAGTGCCAGCGGTAGCGAAGTGTATGGCCTGGATATCAACGGCGGCGGGGGTGGCACTACGGCCACCATCGGTAACTACAATCTGACGTTTGCGACCGGCATTACCGGATCCTTTTATCTGGTCAACAGCGGCACAGCCCCGACCTTTACTGCCCGGTTCCTGAATCAGCCGAACGGGTTGATTGGTACGGCCAACGCGTTTTTGACCCAAGTGCCTGCCAGCGCCAGCGCGGACGGGGTATCTGTGGATGATTGGCAACAAAAGCGAATGACTGCCGATACTGGTGATGCCAGCACCACCTATGCAATTGGTAATCCGAACATGATTTTGTACAACACGCCCCTAACTGCGGGTCGTACGGTCGAGTTCACTGATCCGTCTAACAGCATTACTGACACCAACCTGTATAATGGTGCCGAAGTGTGTGTGGTACGGACTGCTGCGGCTACGGGGGCATCGGTGATTACTGTAGAGCAGTTTCAGGCTGGTGCGATTGGCACCACGATTGCGGCGGGACAGTCTGAGTGCTTTATGTGGAAACGTTCGGTCACTAACTGGGTAGAGGTGAGCAAAAGCAGCCTGTAATTGGGGATATGTAACTAGTGCTGGGGATTACCATGCCTGAGTACCCACGAAGCGACAAAGAGCGCATTGCGGCTTTGGAAAAGGATAACGAGAACATCCATATCAACATGGGGTCTTTCGTTACCCGGGATGAGTTCACCTCAGTTAAACTGATCGCGTATGGCTTCGTCGCAATCGTATTGTCCTCGGTCTTGATCTCAATCATGGGGAGGTTCGTTTTTAAATGAAACAACTTCTAAAAGAATGCCGTGAGTGCTGGTTGGTTACCAGTTTCATAACCGTCTTGTTTATCGCAAACGGGGTCAACATGTGGGTTTCGGTTTCAACGAGCCACGATCCCAGCCTACCGGTGATACTGCGATTGCTCGACATCTTTCGATAAGGTGCCATCATGACCGAGAAAACAATAATCTACAAAACACCCTGCGTTTGGCTGTGGGTTTCGCTGATTCTGTTCTCGGGCATCTGTGGTGGCATAACCGGCTTGTACACGGGTGTGCATGTGGCCGAGCAAACGCAGCAGACGAAGGTAGAAGTCAAGACTAATCAGATACTAGACAAAGTTGCGAGTAAATTAGACTCCAGCAAGTTGGAGCCAAAGAGAGTGGATTGCGTTAGACCTCCTGCCGCCCCGGCCCCCGCTGACAAGCCGAGTTGGTTCCACTGGTGGAATGGCAGCAACAAGCACTAGCCGCAATCAATTGCGGAGAAAATCATGACGTTCGCCCAGTACGAGATAGACTTTATCAACAGCCTGCAAATGGCCGCCCAAACCAGCATGGAAATGACCGGTGTTCCTGCGTCGTTTGTCATTGCTGAGGGTGCGCTTGAATCCAACTGGGGGCGCAGCGGGTTGGTGGCGGAGGCCATGAATATCTTTGGTGTGAAGGCCGATGTCAGTTGGACCGGCCCGGTGTACATCATGCGCACGCGTGAGTGCATTCAGGGCAAGTGGGTGATTCAGGAAGCCCGCTGGCGCAAGTACAGCAGTTGGCTGGATTCCATTACCGATCATGCCCAGTTCTTTTTACAGAACCCCCGGTACAAGCCAGCATTGCTATGTCAGACCGGGCCTGCTTTCGCGGTGGCAGCGGCTAAAGCAGGGTATGCTACGGATCCTGACTACGCGGCAAAGATCACTGAAATCATTACCGAGCACGGCCTACAGACTCTGGATAATGTGACGTTGCTCAAGCCAGGAGTTACCCAAGTGGCCCCGGCTCCTACCCCTGCCGTAGTAGTGCCTGTGGCCCCACCAGCACCGCCCCTAGCCTTGGTTGCTGCTACGCCTGTAGCTGCCCCACTAGCTCACCCCGGCCCGACCGTGCCGCCATTTAGCTTCTTAGAATGGTTTAAAAATCTGTTTTGAGTCCTTTGACAAATCCGGTATTGGTGCTATAGTACGGACATGCGGTGGGCTTCCAAAACCTGAAATTCACGGGCAGTGCGGCCCTGACACCGCACCCAACAGGCATTAACTGAACCAGCAGTCACCTGGGACTGACCATGAATCATGGAAAATCATGGAAGGGTGTGTGGCCCGCTCTAAACCGCTAGGAACGGAGGGCAAGAATGTTTGCGGGATTGATCCCCCGTTACGTACCGTGCAAGCCACGGATTGCAACATCGTTCGGTGCTAGTAGACGTACTAGCCGGATGGCTCACGAAACGGGCTATTGGTCACGGACGAGTGACGCCGGAAGGGAAAGTCATAACCGGTACGATTCCGGGGAACCCGAGCACGGTCATGAATTTTGAGAAAACATGTAAGCGCCACGGTGTTACTAAACATCGGTATGTTAAGCGCAAAGGTTACGCTGATAGAGAGCAGTGCTGTAGGTGCAACACGGAAGCTGTGCTTAAACGAAGACGACGTATCAAAGATATGGCTATAGCCTATAAAGGCGGAAAATGCCAAAAATGCGGGTACGCAAAATGCAAAACTGCGTTAGAGTTTCATCACCGTGATCGTGCAGCCAAAGAGTTCGCCATAGGCACTGATGGGGACACAAGAAGTTGGGAACGCGTGAAAAAAGAGTTAGATAAGTGTGATTTATTGTGCTCCAATTGCCACCGAGAAACGCACGAAGAACTAGATTTTGCGTGATTGTTAATCAATGGCTAGGTGGGTTCGATCCCCATACCCGGAGCCAGCCTCAATGGAGTGAGAATGCCAAAGTATCCTTTTTCAGGTGAAATCACGATACATCTATCAATCCTGGGCATGGAAGAATGCCAAGCAAAGATAGGGGCGTTTATTTCCGGCCAGCCCAACATGATGGAAATGACTCCGTTTAATATTGAGTGGCTACGCGACGTAGCTACCCAGATCGTAAAAGATACGCTTCGAGTTGAACTCGAATTACGCGATATGCACACCCAAGAAAAACTATGACCATGCTTGAGCACGCGCTGAAGGCACGCATTCCTGTTATTGCCGCACAGACAGACGATTTGGTTCATGTTGGAGAAGTCCTTCAGGTTTGGGCACAAAAGCTTGCTGTAGATTGGTCTACCCTGAGCGATAAAGCGCCGCTGATGGCGAAGCACGTCTATTACACGACCGACGAAAAGGCCGTTACCCTCATCAACTATCGCAGGCTTGAAGCGGCGGCGTGCAGTTTGGTGGTGCTAAACAGCACTAAGCCAAACTCCCTGGCCTTTGAAACCGGCCAAGTACCTGTCAGCAGGGAAATGATCGAGAAGGACATGGCAGGGTTTATTCAAGCTGCGCAGAAACCAGTTCTTAGCCGGATCATGAATGGCATGAGCCTTAAGGCCGCCCATGATTGTCTAGTACTCACCATCGCCCGTACAGGCGGCGCGGCACCGACTGAGGTACGTCGTACCCGGCTGATGCTGACCGGTGGCCTGCGCGGGTTGATTCCACTTGAAACTGAAGAAGAGGTGTTTTATGCGTGGCCGCCGAAATTGTTGGAATGGGTGGAAACGAACAGTAAATTCTTTAGTTCTCCCCAGACCCCCCATAAGCTGGTTCCGAGAGGGTTGTTGCTCGCAGGCCCAGCAGGAACAGGGAAGACTATGGCGGCCCGCGAAATTGCGCACAGACTCAAAATTCCGCTTTACCGGCTCGACATTGCGCAAGCCCTCAACCGATATATTGGTGAGAGTGAGAACCAAGTCAGCCGTATCCTGGCTCTGGCCGAACAGGAAAGCCCGTGTGTCGTACTTCTTGATGAAGTAGAAAAGATTTTTCAGCACAGTGATGACGGCGGCACGGTGACGCGGATCCTTAGTCAGATCCTGTGGTGGCTTAGTGAGCATCGCAGCAGGGTGCTTACGATCATGACCACCAATGACATCAAGAAGATTCCGCCAGAACTGTATCGTCCTGGGCGGTTGGATCAGGTATTCTACCTACCCCGCTTGGCACTTAAGGACGCCGAGGATTTTGCGCTCGATGTGTTTAGAGACGTGCTTGATCCTGGTCTATTGACGGTTAAGGTAGTCCTTAAGCTACATGCGGCGCTTCACGCTATTGGGCGTACCGAACTATCGCACGCGGAAGTCAGCGAGACCGTGTACTCACAAATTAAACAATCTAACTGGCTTACTTTATGAAAACTGTGTACGTGATTTTTTACGAAGGCCCCGAGTGGAATGACCCGATAGAGGGCTATGTATCTAACCACAGGGCTAAAACCCGGGCGGCAGAACTTAACAAGATGCGGAATATAACCGACAAATCAGCGTCGTTGGACGCCTTGAGCGAGTACGTGGTCAAATCGATAACCATCATGGATATGCCGTCATGAGCAAAGCCAACCACGAAGACACCATTAACGACTTGCAGAAGGCGGTGAATGCTTTGGAAAAAGACGCCCTCCGTTGGACATTCTTCACCCATCTGCCCCGGTCATTGCAATTGGACATGATTGAAAGCTATAAAAACCCATTCGCACTTAACCGAGCACTGGCTGAGCTTATGGACCGGCCAGCAAACCCATATGAGTACCCGGGTAACGACGAACGGTTGTTCGAAGAAGCTGGAATCGAGGCTGACACCTATCGAGGCGGAGGCTGGTTTGCGCTGCGCACGATGTTGATCAACTTTCACAAACGTTGTCAGGCTCTAAAAATTTGATAGACCGCAATTAATTGCGGAGAACGCGTAAAAAACATTT